GCCGGCGCGCGAACAACTCGCCCACGTCGGGCCACACATCGTCGAGGTTGTCCGCCCCGCGCCCGACCCCCTCGAGCTTCTTCAGGAGGCGGGAGGATCCCTTGACTTCGACTTCGCCGCCGATCATCAGGCGTCCAGCGCGGGGTCGATCGGTGGACCTCCTGCCGCGAACCCGAATGTTTCAGGCCAGCCCCCGACGTACTGGTCGGCGCCGGGCCCAACGACGACACCGGGGTAGGCGGTTGGCGGGGGATGAGCCTCACCGGACTGGGCGCGGTGCCGGCGGTGCTGCAGCAGCAGCGACTTCTCGTCCTCGGTGAGCAGACGCGGGCTCAGCCCGATCGACACCTCACCGTTGCTGAAGCTGGTGCGCTCGTTACCCGGCGCACGGTAGATCATGGCGGCCTGGCGCAGCATCACGAGTTTGATCGCGTGGTGGGCGTACCCAGGAACTCCGGACAGGTCCGGGCGGCGCAGATAATTTAGCACCGCCGATTGGCCTTGCGCTGTGGCCTGGACCGCGGCGGCGCGCTCCTCGGGGGTGGGGAAACTCTGGCGCAGGTGCACGCCCAGGTCGTCCTCAGTGATGATCTGCGTCACCTGCGCGTCTCCTTTCCTGGGTGCATGCGGGTGGAGTGCTAGCCGCCCCGGCGAGGCGGGACGGCTAGCACTGATGTCACGGCCCGGCAGGCGGTGCTTCGATCTCCAGCTGGGCGAAAGCGTCCGGGTCGGCGCACGCGAAACCGAGGTTGGCCTCGACGAGCAGACCGACCATGTTGTGCTGCCACAGCGGGAGAAGATCGTCGCCGACCTTCAGGGTGGCCTGATTGGACAGCCGCACAGTCAGCCCCATGGCCACGCCGTAGACGGCCTGGCCCCAGTCGCCGACAACACCACCGATGGTGGGGATGTAGCGGGACAGCCGACCGAACGTCTTCGGGAACGGCAGGTCCGTGTCGTCCCGGTTGCCGTTCTCGTCGAACCGGTTACGGAACCGGGGGCGCAGCCGGGTGTCCAGGATCGCGCCGGTCGCGGCGAAGTCCTTCCCTTCGGTCGCGGACACCAGCTCGTCTGCCGCGGCGACATCACCGAAGAACCCGCCCAGCTTGTTCGTTGCCGTGCCAAGCGTGACCGCCTTGGTGTTGTCCTTGAGGATGTAGTCGGGGAAGGGCCCGGCCTGCGCCGGGTTCACGGTCTTCTTGCCCGCGATGGCGGCCAGGTCGAACGCGCGGGCGATCGCCCCGGAACCGTTGCGCAGCAGCTCCTGCTCGATCCAGGTCAGGTTGCTCTGGATCTCCTCGGAGAAGGGGATGATCGTGGTGACCTTCTTGGCGACCACGTTCACAAGGTCGATGCTGGCGGAGGCCACGTGCTTGGCCGCGCCCTCGTCGGTCCAGTCGGCCTCGATGTCGCCGACGAGCACGGGGATCGCACCACCGTTGACGCTGATCGGGACAGGCCGGGCCAGCTGCATGACAGCGGACACGTCCTGTGCCTGCTGCAGGATCGGCCCGGAGATCTCCGGGGGGACGAGGACGGACTTTCCGTTGAGCTTCAGGCCGTCAATGGCCATGGTGACCTCCTAGGGTCATTGGGGGTGTTCAGGTGGTCAGGGCCGACCCGAAGAACGACGCGAACGCCTCCGATTGGCTCGGCGGGTCCGGCGTGACAGGGGTTGGCGGCGGGGCGCCGGCGGGTGCGGGCGGCGGGGTTGGCATGGCGGAGATCAAGCCCTTGGCGTCCTGGGTCAGCGCGTCCTCGGTGTCGCCTTTGAGGCGGTCGATGAGGGTCACGGGGACGCCCTGGGCAAGACCTACCCGGTAGCGCAGCAGGTCCGCGTCACGAGCTGCCAGGTCTGTGTCCTTGGCGGACAGCTGGTTCTGCAGGTCGGTGATCGTGGTCTGCGCCTGCTGCCACGACGATTCGTGCTTGCGGGACAGGCCCTTCCACTTGTCGACCTCGGCCTGCAGCGGATTGGGCGGCTGGGCAGGGTCGGGGGTGGGATTGGGGTCGCCGGGCGGCTGGGTCTGCGGGTCCATGCGTGGTTTCTCCCTTGTCAGGTGGTGGTGCCCCATGTCGGGGCGACCGCGGCTTCCCCGTGGCGGGGTCGGGCGGTGGTCTACTGTGCGGGCTGCTGCCCGATGGCTTGCCGGAACGCGGCGAGCATCGCCGGGAAGTCGGAGATCTGCTGCGGGGAATAGCCCAACTCGCGCCAGATCTGCTCGAACGGGATCATCAGCGTGGCCTTCTTGGTGGCCGCGTCGACGCGCATCCCCTCGGAGTGTGGCTCCAGGTCGGCCCACACCACCTCTAGGCGGTCATCTGCCGGCATGCCCATCGCGATCGCGGCCATGTTCAGCCCCGCCTCGATGTCCTCCCCGAAGTCGGCCTTCCGGTCCCCGACAACAGCTGACATCCCCGACTTCTCCGCGGACTGCAACGCGTCAGCGCTAGGCGGATTCTCCCCTCCCAGCAGGTAGGGCGCCGGGCGGCGGGAGGTGACCGCCAGGGTTTTCTGGTCGGTCTGCTGAGCCAGAAGGTACGGGTTGAGGTCAGTCGCGGCGAACTCCATCGCCTTGACATCCTTGTCTTCGATCGTCCAGGTCCGGTTCACGCCCGGCTTGAACGGCCAGTCCGGATTGCCGTTCTCGTCTTCCCCCGGGGTCCACCCCATGATCAGGCGCTGCCGGTGAGCGGCGAACGTCTGCGCCATCAGCCTGTCCGCGATGGTCTGGTTGATGCGGTCCTGGATCTCGGTGAGCCCGTCGAGTTCGGAGGTGAAACCGCCTTCGTCGTCGGGAAGGTTCAGCACCGGCCGGACAGACACCAGCCCCGGGGCGACCTCACCGGAGGTGACGATCCGCCAGCGGGCACCTGCGCGCTTGAGGTCGATCCACTCGCCGGGGACGAACAGTCGGCAGAACGTAGCAGGCGTGTCGCCTCTCAGGTCGCCGGGCTGCTCTTCACCCCAGAACGTCGCCGCAAGGGTGACCCGCTCCGGTTCGGCAGGGTCAACCTCGTGGATCGTCCGCATGGGGGATGCCGTCCGGAGAATGATCCGCCCGTCATCCCTGCGCACGACAGTGAGATACCCGATGCCATTCTTCAACACGGTCCGCCACAGCCTGGCCTGCCGGGCATCCATCCCGGACACCTGCCACACGTCCCACAGTCGGTCCGCGAGATCGCCCTGCGACGAGGTGACTCCGAGGATCTTCAACCGTTCGGCGACCATGTCGACAACCGACTTCATCATGTTCGCCTTGGCCCGGTCCAGCAGGCTGCGGTACTCCTGGGCGCGGTCAGCCGGCACATACGGCCGGGGTGTCTGCCCGCGGTAGTAGTCATCCCACGTCTTCAGCTGGGAGCGGCGGTTGACCAGGAGCGTCGACAGCCTACCGGCAGCCTCGCGTGCAGTCCTGGCGTCCATGGTGCTCCGTTCGCTTCAGATTCCGGCCGCGCGTCCGCGGCGCTTCTTGGGTGCCCAGCCATCGGACAGTGCGTCGGCGCGGGCCTCGTAGGCCAGCGTCGCCCCGACTAGCGCGTCGATCTTGCGGTCCTCGGTGGGCTTCTGGACCAGGCGCAGCCTGCCGCGCTTCGCCACGGCGGCATTCTTGAAGTGCACGACCATCCGTTTGTCGCCGGAGTGCCACACCACGCCGTTGACCAGATCGGTGCTGATCCTGTCCAGGGCCGCATCCATCGCGACGTAGTGCGAAGTCGGCCACTCGAACACCCGGCCCGGGTGGGCCGTTGACCAGTTCCCAATGTCGCTGCGCCACTCGTGCGGGTCGGCGTAAAGCCTGACGACCGAATAGCGTCCGAACGCCTCGTCGAGGACGGCCTCGACGTCACCGCGGGGGACCTCCCAGCCGCGACCGGCAGGACCTTCCGGCTTCTCCCAGATCTCGATGGGGAACAGAAACCCGTCGCTCATGCGGCAGCCGACCAGAACCGTCGAGTCGTCGTTCAGAGACCCATCGAAGCCCAGCGTGATCGGCTCACCCTCGGCCACAACCTCGGTGCGCGCCTGCCGGTCGACCACATCTGATGCCAGGAACGTGTGCGCGGAGGTGAACTCGCGGTTCAGAAAGTAGCGGGCGGCCGTGGCGACGTCCGGGCAAACCTTCGGGTCGCGCATCTTGCGGAGGATGCCTTCGAGGTCCATCCACTCGGCAGCCGGCCCGTACACCTCGGCCAGCTGCTTGAGCGTGTGCGCCCTGTCGTTGATGTCGATGCGGCCCTTGGCCTCACGGTGATCCACCAGCGTCGACGGCTCGTGCACACCCTTGCGCCACGGCACGATCGTCTGCTCGGCGATCGAGTTCTCCCCGGCCGCGAACATCGTCGACGTCTGCAGCAGCCACGGCTCGGCGATCTTGCGTTTGCCGAGATTCCGGCGCACCGTTGCGTACATCGATCTGGTCTCGCGGGTCACGTACAGGTGCGTTTCGTCCGCGACCACGAACGTTTCTTTCCCGCCATCCTTGCTCGCGGCACCGGACGTGCAGGCACGGATCTCACCGCCACCAGGGATCCAGATGGTCCGCGCGGCCTGATACTGTCGCACCCCCTTCACCGCGCCGAAGATGTCCGGGTGCACGTCCGGGCCCCACTCGGCGGCGATGAACGCGATGTTCTCGAAGGTGTTTCCGGCTTGATCTTCCTCGGTCGCCAAACACTTCAGCAGCGGAGTGCGGATCGGTCGCGCGACGGGCTGGCCGTTGGCGTCCCACCCGTCGAAGCGGCACTCGCCGAAGCCCTCGATGATGCCCAGGAATCCCGCGACCTCGCTCTTCGCGCGGCCCTTCGGCCGGGACAGCAACGCCTCGTCGTGGACACGCCGCCCGGTCACAGGATCGATCAAGTACGCCTCGATGATGAACGCCAGCATCTCGTCGTCCAGCACCACCGGATCACCGGCGACATCGCCGGGGCCATGGCAGCAGAAAGCCTCGATCTGATCCGCGACCAGGTAGCCCAGTGACGGGACGTGGCCCTCGAACTGCGGGACGAACCGCTTAGGCGCCGCCGGCACGAGCCCGTGCCCTGTCGAGACTCGTCACACTCGAACGGCCGCCCGGTTTCGAGGCTCCCTGCGCACGCAGACCGCGGCGCTGGGGCTTCGAGCCCGTGACCTCATCCGGCATCCGCAGCGACACGAGCAGCCGGGCCTTCAGCGACATCGTCTTTCCGACCTCGCTCAGCATGGGGTGCGCCTTCGCGTCGCCCTGCATGGTCGTCACCATCAGGCCCTCGGCGGCCAGCACCCGCTCCATCACCTCGATGTGGTCGGTAGCCCGGCAGGCGTCAGCCAGGACCTCGCGCATCGGGTTGTCCGACTCGGCGAGGCTGTCGTCGCGGCGCAGGCACGACGTCCACAGCCGGCGCCCCGAAGGGCCCAGCTCGGCCGGCGGCTTCACGGAACGGGCCATGTTGAACCTCCAACCAAACTCAGATGTGCGAACTGCGAAGGGCCTCCCCCACCGGTGTGCTGGCCCCCATGGGGGGAGGGGTCCCTGCCCTGGGGTCAGCGTCGGCCGGCGGCCGCCTCGGCCTTGGTTTTGGCCTGGTGGCACGGCTTGCACAGGGCCTGGCCGTTGGCCGGGTCGAGTGCGAGCTCGGGTGCGACTGCGCGGTTGATGATGTGGTCTGCCTCGCTGGCTGGTCGCCCGCACTGGCGGCAGGTGTGGCCGTCGCGGTCGAGGACGGCCTTGGCCCAGCGCGCGTGGGCGTTGCGGTCCATGGGTGTGCGCCCGGCCCAGGCCTTGCGCTTGTGGTCGGGGCAGCGTCCGCCATCGCCGGCGATGGCTGGGCAGCCGGGCTGGGTGCAGACGCGTGGTGCTCTAGCCATCGGCGGCCATCTCCTCGGCCAGCACAGTCACCGTGGTCATCACCGTCAGCGACGCCCGACGGCACAAGTCCTCGGCCACATCAGCCGAGTACGCTTCCCCGTCCCAGCCGATCTCGCACATCGTCTCGTCGTGGATCACGCGCACACTGAGCACGGCCCCACCTCCCGTGACATGCGAAAGCCCCGGCACCGGGGGAGATGCTGGGGCTGCACGACCCCGCCTGCCGATGGGCATACGAGGTCACCCCCAACGTTACAGCGTTTGCGTCCATCGTCAAGCAGGCTCCGCGTCCGGCGTGTCGCTGATCTTCGACAGCACGTCGAGCAGGTCCACCTGCTCATCGCTGTAGGTCCGCACCTGGCCACGCCACACCCACTGGCGCAACGTCCCCGGCGCCAGCGCGTACCGTGCGCACACCCACGCCCGCGGCACCGGGAAGCGCCGCTTGGGCGCGACCACCCGCAGCAGGTGCGGCAGGTCGGCCATCCCCCACACATCGGCGCACCGGGAACACTCCAGCTCGATGGCCACCAGATCCGGCTCCGAGGTCCACGCCGGGGTGCGCCAGCGCAGCGGGCCACCGCAGGAAGGACGCTCACCGCGCGGGTCCGGCTGCGGGCAGCGTCCCAGCGGCGCCACCCGCCGGTCCTGCTCCTCGGTGTGCCAGCGATCATCGGGCACCGCGGCGCGGCAGTGGTCGGCGGCGTCGCGCAGCTCCAGGGCGATCACGTCCACCTCGTCGTGTGAGGCCAGCGCCATCACGTTGACGGCGAGCAGGCGCCCTGCCTCGGCCAGCCACAGGCGCCGGCTGGCACCGGAGGCGACAGCGGCCCACCTGAGGATCGCCTCGGCTGTGGCACCGTCGATCAGCGCGGCAACCCGGATGGGCGGTCGGGAGGCGGGCACGGTGCGCGTGCCACCGCTGCCACCGGTGGCGACCAGCAGGTCATCGTGGTGGTCGTAGTCCAGAGCCGTTGTGCGCTCGATGTCGCCCACGTCGGCCTGCAGTCCTCGCAGGTGCAGCCCGCACAGGTCGGTGTCCAGCACGGTCGGTGCCGGGTTGGGGTCGCACTTGGGGTGTCGGCAGGTCAGGCTCATTCGTCCTCCTCCAGGTCTTCGACGATCGTTCCCAGCCCGCGCTCGACATCGAGGGCGGCGGACAGCATCCCGCGCTGGGTGATCCAGTCGATGCCGGGGGTGTTGGCGATGCACAGCCGTGGGGTGCGGTCGTCGCCTTCCATCGGCGCGACGACGGCGATGCAGATCGCGCTCATCACCATGTCGGACTCGCGCAGGTCCAGGGTCACCCCTGGCATGACCTCGGAGATCGGGACATCTCGGGTGTCGCTCATTCGGTCACCGTCCAGACGTAGCCACAGCAGCACTGGTGCGTGTCGTGCTCGTGCTCGGTCAGATTGCAGACGTGCGCTGGGGCGAGCAACGATCCGACAGTCCCAGAGGTGGCGGCACATACCGATCTCCCAAGTCGGCTCATGCCAGCACCGCCGACGCCAGCCACACGGCCAGCAGAATCCCGGCGGCCACAGCCAGCCACAGCCACCTCGGGGTGTCGTCGTCGTCGTGGGTCACCACAGCAGTTCTCCTTCTCGCGGGGTCAGCGTCACGGCGGCAGGAGTCGGTGCCGCCCAGTCGGCCGGGATGGGTTGACCGCAGACATGGGCGGTGATGCGGTGGTCGCCGGGCAGCGGGATGTCGGAGAGGATGCGCCACCGGTTGGTGTGCCACAGTCGCCGTTCGGCGTCCAGGCGCCAGCAGTCCAGTCCGGACACCATGGCTTGGATCTCGCCGTGGCGGGTGAGGCAGACGGCGGTGGCGCGCACGTCGAGTCCGCAGTCGTCGTGGCCGGTGAGGATCGGGGTGCGGCATCGGTTGCACTCGGTCAACTTGGCGGGTCGGCTCAGCATTGGCCGGCCTTCGTTCTGCGGGTGCCCAGTGGTGCCCAGTTTTCCGGAAAGTGTTTTGGGGTTAGGTCAGGATGCGGGTGCCCAGTTGTACTGGTTTTCCCTAAACCCTCTTCCCGCGCGCACGTATAGACCTTTTTTTCCGGGAAACTGGGCACCACTGGGCACCCGCGCTGGCTCTGATCAGGTGTTTTAGCCCTTTTTTGGGTGTTCAAACTGGGCACCCAACTGGGCACCCGTTGGCCCAAACTGGGCACCCATTCTCCAAACTGGGCACCCGTATCGGCGTCATGTCTGCAAATCGGGTGCCCAGTTTGGGTGCCCAGTTTTTTCTGCGGGTGCCCAGTGGTGCCCAGTTTTCCGGAAAGTGTTTTGGGTGTCGGGTGCCCAGTGGTGCCCAGTTTTCCGGAAAGTGTTACGGCCATTGCTGGGACTCCTGATCGTCGCCGATGAGCAGTGATAGCCCGGTGTAGAACTTGCGTCCGTGGCTTCGGGCCTGATCGACCCCAGCGCGACGCAACGCCAGGCCGAAGGCCGTTGCGGTGACGGGTTGCAGCCCTTCGTCGGTGCACCACGCGGTGTAAGCGGCGCGCACCTTCCGTGTCTCGACCTTCAGTGATTCGTTGCCGGACACCTGGCAGCACTCGTCGAGGAACCGGCCCACCGTGTCGTTCTCGGCGCGGTACTCGGCGGTGTCGGCCACGACGCTGGCGGGTTCGGCCAGGCCGTTGGTCTGGTAGTCGGCCCACCCGTCGATGCCCCATTGCAGGATGGCCGGCGCGGCGGCGCGCAGTTTCTCGGGCAGGTTCGGGTCGCGTCGTTCGGCGGGGATGGTGCGGTGGAATCCGACGAGGCGCACCCGTCTCCAGAACGCTTCCCCACCGCTGCTGGTGGCCGGTTTGTCGTTGCCGACGATCCACAGGGTATGGCTCGGCGTGAAGGAGAACGGCTGGCCGTACAGCCATCGGGCATTCACTTGGTCCCCGCCGGTCAGCATTTTGACCCTGGCCTCGTCGAATCGCATCCCGGCGGGCAGCTCGTTGAACACGGCCAGCCGGGCACCGCTCAGCGGCGCGAGTTCGGTGGAGTGGGCTTCATGTTTGCGGATCATCAGGGTTTCGGCGGGCAGGGACACGGCCAGTTGGCCGGCGGCGTGGCGCAGCGCGTCCATGAACGTGGTTTTGCCGTTGGCGCCGGTGCCGAACAGGAAGATGAGCACGTGTTCGAGTACCGCCCCGTACAGGCTCAGCCCGAATAGTCGTTGCAGGAATCGGGCGGTGTCGGGGTCGAGGATCTGGTCGAGGAACGTCTGCCACAGGTCCGCGCCTTCGCTGCTGGGGACGACCCCGGCGCGGCGGCTGATCATGTCGGAGGGTTTCGCGGGTCGCTGCTGGCCGGTGCGCAGGTCGGTGACGGTCGGCCCCGAGCCAATCAGGTGCGGGTCGGTGTCGAAGTCGGTGGCTTCGGCGACGATGCGCGGGTCGGTACTGGCCATGGACAGTACATGGCGCACCCCGGCATCAGACAGCATGGCTTTACGCCACGGTGTGGCCCCGTTGTCGCCGTCGGGCAGGTGCCGGGCCAGGCCGCGTGCGTATTCGCGGACCATG